GGTTTACCCTTCTTCGCTGACTGATGTGCTGAATGCCGTGGAAAATCCTCCCGTCCACTTCTCTCACAAACTAGCCGAGATCCACGGCATGTATAAACGTAACTTATAAGTAGATTCTATTCAATCAATCTACGTTACTTCCAAACGATCATTTATTTCCCAAGCAATGGTAAAACCATCCGTTAGCGGGCATTTTTCGTTAACTAAGATATTACAGAGAAAAATGCTTCGCCCATTCTGTGATCTGTTCACCGTAGATGAACTGAATGTTGAATGATTCCGTAGGTCTCTGTACTGGTCCCAAATAGGCAACACAGGGATACTTTTTCGGTCGATTATCAAAAACATAATCAACGATGTCAGCCTCATCAATCAGATCATCGTCGGCAAAACATGTAGCTCTAACCCACAAATCATATACAGCTTCGTTAAGCAGTAGTTCCATCGCATTTCTCTGTAAGTAATTTACCCACATACAGAGTAGACGAACTCATGTTAGTTGCGCTTAAAATTGAATTCACAGATGGCTACTTCTCAAACTCAAACATATCCGCATTACCCCAATCCACCAGCGCGGTAAGGCTAACTCCCAGTTAGATAGTGTTTTGTATGTGGATAGTTTTATTATGGGTTTGATAGGGCTTAGGCATACTTGCGTACAAAGACAGTTTTTTAAGTCCACCTAGCTATTAGCCTTACCGCGATCTTAAGCGATTATTTTGCTCAATAACTTTACCGATTAGTGCGATTATAAATGCATTCTTTGCGCAATAATTAAGTAACATATAGCGTTGATACAAGTTCTTTTCTGGCCTTTCGGCACCCTGCAAAATACTGTCAATCTCGGAAACAAATGGAGTAATATCTAACATGAGTTCTGTCACCTTGAAATCTAGTTGCCCTCACTGTCTGCGTGAAAATGCACTCTTACTTGCTATTAGTGAATACCAACAAACCATTATCAAGCATAAATATTCAGTTGCCTTTGTTTGTAGAAGCTGTGAACACCTTACAGTTGCTGAAGTCTACGATAAATCTGGTTTCGGTTTTGGGCCTATAGATAGAGCACAAAATTACTGTTGTGTTATTAATATTCCAGACGAAAATTATAAGCTATTGGATTCATATCCTAAGCCATCCGTATATTCAGCGCCTGAGAATACACCTGAGAAATGCGCAATGTTTTTTCTTGAAGCTCAAGATAATCTGTCTCGGCAGCGTTATGAAACATCCGTTATGTTATGCAGGAAAGTACTTGATATAGCTACTAAAACACTGGGTGTTTCAGAGGGAATAAGCATCGATAATCTTTCCAAGCGTGTATCCAGTCTTCGAGATAAGAATAAAATAACGCAAGAAATGGCAGAGTGGGCAAAGATAATTCGCCTTGATGGCAACACATCCGTTCATTCTGATGAAGAATTCTCAGAACAGGAGGCAAGAGAGGTAGCTCACTTTACCGAAACATTTTTGCTCTATTCATTTACGTTGCCGGGGATGGTAGATAGCTGGAAGAAAAGCTGAAAGAAATTTTTGGCTACTAGCATTCTCCCTAGCACTAATAGCCACGCCCATGCCTTGGGGTTGCGTGGCTTCATCGCCGCTAATAACCGGTTATGTTTGGCAGGCATACTGCTTTACCGGCACATCTTCTTCCTCATTAACCCTAACCAGCGTGTGTGCAGTTCGACCTGCTTCTGGCTCACTCATTGGCGACTCGGGGCCACATCATGACTGCGGCATATAGAGAGCACGGGTTAACCGCATTGTTATTTCAATTCATCACCCTCCAGATACGCAAAAACCCGCACTAGGCGGGTTTATATGTAATTTTGGCAACATACCAAATTAACGTTAAATATGGCTCATTTTGTTGACTTTTGCAATAACTTTGTCGTTAAAATGCACGATATCATCAATTCTTTTGTTATCTACATCACGCAATACGCCTTCATCTAATCGCTCACACTCAAGGATCAAGTTTGCCCAATGATCAGCATAGTGTTTTGACCAATTGTCCGGGGCAATCCCCAGCAAGCTCGCTAATTCACATGCTTTACGCTGCTCTCCATCCATAGCTCTGCGAGTGTAGGCATACTGCTGCACTGCCAGCCATACCAATTGTGCAAGCCGTGCCATCACTTTCTTTGTGATCCGCTTGCCTGCTAACGTCTTTTTGAACTCGTCCCATACATGTTTAGTGATCAGGACTTGATAGTCATAGTTCAGGTCATGCGCATAGCAATACCGAAGCCATCCAAGCTGGTGGCCATCAAGTGTAGATATTGCCCGGCGCCACGAACTAAGACAGAACACAATTTCTTCAATTGGTGGCCTTATATCCTTACCGCCTCGAGTTTCTGCACACTTAACCGGATCAGCAATGCGAACCTGCCCGCCAACTTCGCGCACTGGCTTACGTGGATAACGTGACGTGTTTACCAATGCCGCTCCATGAAACGCATCAAGCTGGCCTTTTGTTGCTCCGACAATGTTTGCAAGTGCCAGCGAAACGCAGCTTCTTACATACTCTAAATGCTGTAAATTCATTACTCAGCGCTCCCCACACACGTTACGCTTTGAAAATTGCGCCAACACCCAGCGCGTAATTTAAAAATTCAATCAATAGGAATCGCTGATCCCCGTGTTTCTGCTCCCACGCCGCAACGTCCTTGTGCAACTTGTCATGGCACCGTCTGCATAACGGCAACACAAACAAGTCGTGGGCTTTAGTTCCCATCCCGCCCAAGCCGTGATTAATCACATGATGCGGATCGTCAGCTGGTTTACTGCAACCGCAGCACTTTTGCTTTTTTACCCACCGCGTGTATTTCTCACACTCCCACCGCTGTAACTTAGGTTTCAACATAAAGCTCGCTGGTGGCGCTTCATCACCCGAAAGCTTGATAACGGGTTTTACCTGCTCCACAAGCTCGGCAACAATAGCGAATGGATCTGGCTCCCACGGGTTAATATCCGCCTCTTTCGTTGTGCCTCCGATGGTGGGGAGTTCCATCCCAGTAATAGCGTACGCAGGAAGAAGGTCTGCTACACCGTTTAGCGTCGCCCACCAGCACACCTCAGCAAATGAAATCTCTCGCCCTTCACTCAGATCCAGTTTGATACGAATGGCTTCAAGTAAGCATTCAATCCTGTTCTGCATAGCAATCGACATCATGGCTTCTGTGAAGTGCGTGCGTGTACGATTGTCACAACTCCAGCACAACCGAACCGCGCCGCCCTCATAGGGTGTTGTGACTAGCTCTTTATGATGCCAATCCGCATGCCACTGGCATTCGTCCTTCTCATCGAGCCATGTGAGCAAACTATCCAACCCACCAGCTGCTCGATAAACACGATCATTAGCCCAGAAAGCAGATAGGCGCGGATCTGCGGCTAATGTCTGATGTTCTGCAGGAATTTCGCCCGTTTGCAATTCACGCAGAGCACGGGGTTCATCGGAAATGTACAGGCGTTGCTGTTGTTTGAAATGATGCATCAGACCGGTACCGGGGCGCAGTAGCACTACGCCCAGATCTGACTGAGGAAACGCAGTCAGTAACAATCTCATGCTGCCACCAACTTTTCAGCCATGCGACGAACCTGCGCCAGAAATGCATCACCCCGAGTGATTAGATCATCACGGGTGACATAACTGATTGCTGGGCCACGCCATTGCTTATCCAGAATGACCACCGCACCAGCAAAGAATGCACCGGTCGGCTTTTGCTTCTCATCAGCAGGCTTAAACCACACAGGCAGATCAAAGCCTATACGCCCACGAATGAAAGCAATATGATCGGCTTCTTCTGGCCACCACACTTCGCTGGTTGCCGCTTTAATCAAGAAGATGTAACGACCGCCCTTCTCACGCATGGCCATCGCATGATCGATAATGTGGCGCATGCCTGTGACATATTGCCCTTCATACTCTTTCGCCCGGCTGTGGGGTGGGTTTGCGTATGCTGCACCGCCCAACTCTTTCAGACGTTCTGACCAGTCCTGAGTAAGTGCGTTATCTTCAGCGGTGTAGTACGCGTCACACTTGGCATTATCAGCATCAGCAAACAGATCGAGAGTGATTAGCCCGAACATAGCGTTAATGCCCCAAAACAATGAATCAGGGGTACGCCACTGATCGCCAACGTCTTTTAGGTAGTGTTCAGGCTCTGCACGTTGGGCGGCTAAAGCGGCGCAATATGGGTTTTGTTCGACCTCTGGATCTACATCATCATCAAAGCCACAGGAAAACGCCTCGCAAGACTCACTGCACGAACCAGACTTATACCCACCACCGCCGCGGATAGTTGAAGCAATATCTTCTCGGCTTTTATCGGCGTATAAGGCAATGATTGATTCAAGCGAATGATTGCCCCGGTACATAATCTTGTTTTCTTGCTGGCGACGATCAACAACTCGTACATCAGGTGATGTTACTAGCTCCCAAAAATCAGATGCCATTTCTGGCTCATCGCGGGTCGCTAAAGCAATTTTATTGATACCCTTCTCGATGCAAAAAACACAGTTTCCTAGATGTTCTGGCAAATCTAGATCGAAGGTTTGCTGCTTCCACCAGTCAAGAATATCGGGCTTATCCATATCGCAGATATCAGCCAGATAGTGAACACCCTTTTTAGGCTTTAACCGTTTAGGCTCGTCAATTCGTATACCCAACCATTTTTCACTATCAGGGAAGTGCTCTTTACAGTAACGATGTGTGGGCTCGATCTTCATTGTTCTTGTGCAGAACCGGCCCCCCATATATGGCGTACCGTATTTCGAACATGCATCACGGAAAGGTTGTAGATCAGGGCCTATCTCATCAACCGTCACAACCTTGTAGCTATTCCCTTTGCCCAGCTCTGGATTTACCACTAAGCGCAGACAAATCAGCTCAATGCCCCAATGCTTAACCACGTTACGGATAAATTCGTAGGTTTTTGGATGCTCTGCTCCTGTATCGGTAAAGATGTAGCGGACATCTAATCCCTCGCTGACACGGCGTTGTTCCATCAGATAAACCAGACGCCCAGAGGTACGCCCACCAGAAAAACTCACCACATGAACTGTCACGATAACACCTCCAAGCGGACAACCGTTTCAAAATCCATTCGCGGATCAGCTGTTACATACGTTGCACGGCAATGAATTGAGCACTGGTTGCGGCATTTCACTGCGTGTTCCATATCTTCTTCGGTACCGCAGTTCTCAATGACTCGGGACCATTCATATTCAGCGCGACGCCACTGCTTTGCCGCTTCACAGCGTTGGGCTCTTTCTCGATGTAGTTGAACGAGTGTCGGACGGTGGCGGCGAATTACTGGCATGGTTTGTTTTTTCACACTGCACCTCCCGTACGCTCTACGAGCCATTTTGGTAAATCGCTTCTGTCCACCGGTGCTGCTTGTTCTCGAGGCTGTTCGCTTGAATAACCGTTTCTAAAACCGGTAGGGATCGATGAGTAATCCTGCTTCGAAAAGTCCATATCAACGTAGCCTTTCGGCTTGGCTTGATTTGCTGTTGACCATTGGGCTCGAGGTGGACGGCTAGCCTTGGACCAGTTGGTTGCAAAACTCAGGTAGGTCGGGAATTTGCCCGGACGGAACAGCGTGGTTGGATTCAGGTTCGGCGCCATATCCAGATTGCTTCCCCAACGCTCGACGCTGAAATCGACAACCAACACCAGCTCGTCAGTGGTGAAACCTTCGCGCAGTCGGCCTCGGATATTCTCGAGTGACGATTTGCAATTCTGGTACCGAGATGCGGTTACTTGGTTCAGGTGTTTGAGTACCTGTATGGCCTGATCGGTAATTTCCACCTCAGGGTCGGTCGGAGGCTGACAAAAGGTTTTAATACTTGATGGTTCAGGTTTTGATGTTACTGATGGATCGCCCCCAGATTCTGACGGGTGAAAACCGCCCTTTTTGCTGGATTTCGACGCGTCGGATTTTGACCCGTCAAATTTTGAGGCGTCAGATTTTGACGGGTCAGATTCTGACGCATGAGCAGCTAGGCGAAGTTTCTCAACATTGAGCTGGTAAATATTGCTGGCGTTCCGGTTACCTGCGCGACGTTGTTGGCGGCTAATCCACCCTTCTCGCTCCAGTTTCCCCAGCGCAGTACGTACGGTGCTTTCACCCGCACCAATCTGGCGAGCAATGGTGGTCACTGAGGGCCAGCTTTTGCCCTCGTCACTGCTGAAATCTGCCAGACGAGCCATGATGGCCACCTCTGAGAGTTTTAACCCCGCAGCTGCGCAACCGTCCCAGACGTAACCTGATAACTTGTTGCTCATACATCGATCCTTTCAAAACGAGAGCGAAAGAGAATGAGCGGCGATGCACACTCAAAGTCATAGCCCTGACGGCGATAAATCACTTTCTGGTTAATCCGGTCGTAACGGATAACGTGGACAACAGTCCCTTTCCTATCGCGATAGAAGCGATCAAGAGAAGCAATCCCGTGTGTCATGACGCCCTCCGCTTTCTTGCTATAACACCCACAATGGCAACCGCCCTTCTGTGGTTACATGGCACCCAGCGGTTTGCTATTCTTCGTTCATACCGTAACGGCGCTGGTGGCCGGACGTTTGTAGCTGGTAAGCAACGCAGTTGCGGCACCTGAGTATTTACTGTTAAATTGCTCACGCGATTATTTCTCCACACAAGAATGTTTCGCACCCGACGCCAAGAGCTGCATACTCTTGGCGTCACCCTCTCCCCACAACATTTCTGAAATCACCCAAATCTCAGCTATCAAAGACTGTGCGCGATACCCTTTAGCACGTAGGCGTTTGCTTTCTTCTCGATCAAGCACGCCATCGTTGGTGAACTCGTTATGCGCCCGGCTAAAGTCACCCAGCGCAGCGAGCAGATCGTTAAACTTGTGCAGCAGCTCCTCATTCCCGACCTGATCGACATCAGGCAATTTCACGAACACACCACCAGCGCGTTTGCACATAGCCTCGGTAATATCCGTGCGACCGGAAAAGGCCTCCATTTGGATGACCATGCCGAACGGCACCATTTGCCCACCGATCTGGCGAACGCGGTTACTCAGCGCGTTATGGGTACCATCGTGCGAAAGCTGTTGCGCCATCGCTTCATACCCACCCGGTGTAGAAGTGATCAGCTTGTGCATTGCTACTGTCATATCAGCCGGGGCTGGAAAGTTCTTGTTGTCCACAGCGTTGGTCCTTTTTTTGTGGTTTTACTTTTGGTCTGGTTACTTATGATTTATGGCTACAGGACATCTCCTCGCTTGTTGGTTTGTGATTTGGAAATGGCTTGATCTCTTCAGCTCGGACTGTTCCGTCCAACTGTTGAATAACGTTTACATTGCGCTTTGTTCTGATCGCCTTACTGATAGCTGTTTGATGTACACCAAGCGTTGCGGCCGCGGTAACCTGCCCCTTCTCCTTGACATAATCAGCTAGTGAAACGACTCTCACTGAACACCTCCTGACTAGATGAAAGTCCAATAATAATACCCAAAGTATTATTTAAATCAATACCTGAGGTATTCGCATTTTTATGACTAAAGGTATTAAAATCAAAGAATGAAAAACCAAAAGACATTGACGCCAGATCAGCTTGAAGACGCCAAGCGACTAAAAGCGATTTATGAGGCTAAAAAGAAAACACTGGGACTAACCCAGCAATCTATCGCCGACGAGCTGAATGCGAGTCAAGGTGCGGTTGGTCATTATCTAAATGGTAGGAATGCGCTTAATACAAAAGCCGCAGCTGTATTTGCCAAGATGCTAAACATCAGCATTTCAGACTTTAGCCCTACTCTTGCAAAGGAAGCACAGCAAATGGCGTCATCACTTGATGCCAATGTTAAAAATCCAATTCCTTATGCTCGCGGCAATCTCTATCCAGTCATTAGCTGGGTAAGTGCTGGCGCATGGGCTGACGCTTGCGAGCCCTATACTCTTGATGATATTGATGAATGGTTCGAATCAGATGCTACTGTTTTTGGCTCTGGTTTTTGGCTGCGTGTGCAAGGCGATTCAATGACAGCCCCTAGCGGCATCAGTATTCCTGAAGGTACTTTAGTGCTTATAGATACGGGCAGAGATCCTGTGAATGGCAGCTTAGTCATTGCAAAACTAACGGATGCGAATGAAGCCACATTTAAAAAATTGATCATCGATGGTGGAGCTAAATATCTCAAAGGTCTGAACCCTGCATGGCCTCTCGTTCCAATCAATGGCAACTGTAAAATTATCGGAGTCGCAATCGAAACCAAACTGAGATTAGTTTAGTCCTGCATCTACCCTCTAAAGAGCTCTCTAAACTGTTGGGCTCTCTGTCTTATCCTCAGCAGTTCACCCCGCAAAAAAATAAAATCACTTAACTTTCAATAAAATAATATCCAAATATTAAATTAAAATACCACTGGTATTGATTTAAATAATACCTAAGGTACTATTAATTCATCCCAGAGATACTCGTTACACTTGTTTTGACTTGTGAGGGGTCTCAAGCAGAGTGGGTGGCGTAGCTCAGTTGGTAGAGCGTCACAAGCGTTCATAGCGTAGCGGGTACGCGCTGGTTCAAGTCCAGCCATCACTGCTCATTTATGTGGAGAATTATTAGAGAACCTATCTGTTTGTGTGAATTTTAATTAATTCGCACCGGAGATACTCATACCTAAAAAATGTGGAGGAATAATCGTGACGTTAAGCGAATTACCAGCAAAGACTCTCGTTAAGCAGGCGCATGCAGGCACCAAGCTAGTGAGTGGGCAATACCCGGAGGCCGCAGCAATATTGCGTGAAGTCACTACTCGGTATGACGTGCTGTATGAAGTGCGTATGCAGGCCAACGATGCAGCAATACAACCTGACCCTGTAGATTTGAGCCAACAGATAGAACTACTAAACAGAATCCTTAGCTGGATTTTGAAAGAGCTTCCTACGCCAACACAAAAGGCTGCAGCAATGGCCATGAGGCTAAGCTCGGTAATAGAGATCATTTCAAACCTTGAACTTCCAGCACAGGGGCAGAA